CGTGATGAAATCAACCCAGAAATCAACGAAGCACTTGTCGTTGAATTCTACAACAAAATGCTTTAATTTTAAGATTATTATATCGAAAAGCCCGTTGTTATGGGCTTTTTTGTTTGTTCTAAAATATTATTTCTGAATTTATTCCCCTTTTTATTCCCCCTCTAAAGATTTTCTAGAGCTGTTTCAAAATAGGAGACAGCTTTTTTAGCATTTTCTTTAGAAAGGTGACTATAGATATCCATGGTCATAGATAGTTGAGAATGACCTAAACGGTGCTGTAGTTCCTTGTAAGGAATTCCAGAGTTTAGCAGTAAACTAGCATGAGTATGTCGGAAACCATGAAAGCCTATATTATTGACTTTAGCGTGTTTGAAATGAGTTCTTAACCTAGTTTGAAGTGTTCTGTTATTTGGATACTCATGAATAAAGTCAGAAAACACTACCATTTCCGAACGCCCTAATTTCCAATCCTCTTGTGTTTGTCGTAGTTTGTACTGTCTTAGCATATTTATGGTCTGGATATCTATATCTCGATAGCTTGAGTGTGATTTAGGGCTATTAATTTCCTGCTTATAGTTAAGTGTCTTAGTAATATGGACAATAGCATTATCAAAGTCTATATCAGACCATGACAGAGCTAGTGCTTCATTGATACGGCAACCAGTGGCAAGTAGAAATTTGTATAGTGTTACTTCATAATATAGACGGTATTTGTTACTATCTAAGCTATTTAGGTAATCAAGGAAAGTCTTTAGTTCTTGATTATCAAAATGCTTAATCTTTTGATGCTTTGATTTTTGACTGTTTCGGGGTAATATAACCTCACGAGCTGGGTTAAATGGTAAAGCTTGCATAACTACACCATACTGTAAAATACGTTTGTTTAAAGCGTGTATTTTGTCATAATGGAGATATGCTCCAGGTTCTCCTTTATTAGTTTTTTCTGCTATCTTATTGATAATTGACTGAATGAGTGGTGTTGTCAGTTTGTTTAGCTTATAATCACCAAAGAGTGGCAGAATATGTGTATTAAGTACCTTTCTTGTATAGTCCTGAGTATTTGGCTTCACAGTATGTTTGTAGCTTTCCCACCAGAGGTTTGCCAGTTCTTTATATGTAGTAATGGTTGAGGCTTGAACTCTGGTAGAGCCATTTTCTCTGAATGTTGTAATAGCTTGCTGAGATTTCTGTTTGACCTCTTTTTGAGTTCGTCCTGTTATGCTAGTTTTTACCTTTTTTCCTGTTACTTGGTCTATACCTAGATAAATAGTTGAGCGATAAACGGTAGAACCGTCTTTCTTAGTAATTTGTTTTAATTTCATGATAAACCTTTCTAAACATCAGCAGGCAAGCTAGTTTAAGGTTTATATAATAGCTAGATTTTATTATCTAGTATTGGATAATCTACCAATTAAATCTAGAACTAATGATTTATCACTCTCTGACAGAATAGCGAAATGCAATAAGAGTTTTTCCTCATCAGTGTTCTGAAGGCTAACCACAGCATTCCGTAATGAAGCTAATTCGCTATAATCAGGTTCAGGTGAGTTTGAATCCTCTATGTAATTTTTTTCGATAATTGGGATACTCTCTTCACCAACTACCTCAATTATTCTTTCTAAAAATTTATTATCAAGAATTCCATTTTCATTATCAATCTCAACTTCGAATTTATTCTTATAATTACTAAATCCAAGGAGGTAAGGAACAGATACTTCAAAATACTTTGCGAGTTGTTCAGCTTTTGTAGACTTTATATCTGTGAGACCTTTTTCCCATCTAAGTATAGTCTTTTCAGAAACATTAAAGATTTTAGCAAGTTCATTTTGTGATAAACCTATGCTTTGTCTCAATTTTTTAAGATTATTCATCAAATCACCTCTCTATTTGGTACATATTATACCATAAAATGTCTTTTACGGACAAAAAAAGTCCTTTTATGTTCAAAAAAATCTTGACAATGGACAAAAAACGTACTATACTTTTCTCGTGTTCGGACATAAAATGTCTGGATTCAAAGAGAGGAGGTGAAGCTATATGCTAATTTCTGAAAATATGGCAGTTACTGTACGCAAAAAAAGAGCAGTTGAATGTTTGACGAAAACACAGCTTGCAAGTGTACTAAATGTTGACCGTAGAACTCTTGCTAAAATTGAGCAAGGTAACTATGATACGTCAAAACGGATTTATCATTCTGTTATGGAATGGTTAGTAGATTAAGAGGAGGAGTTTTACATTGTATTTTAAAGAAGAGAGAGAAACAGTTATATTATTTTCTGAACAAGAGAATTCTTGGAGCATTCAAACTAATGTTAGAAAGCATATCAACAAGTTTCTTAAAAAAGAGGATTATTTTGAGTGGATTGAAAAGGAGGAGGAGGATGGCAAGGTAATCTCTATTGTTGCAAAGCTTTCTGATTTGGAGAGATTTGCATTTAACCCCTCTATAAAAGTTAGAAAACGGTTATCTAGTAAAGAAAAAAGTGATTTAGTTAATCGTTTAAAATCGAATAATTAATAAAAGTTACTCTAGAAATAGGTGAAATTTAGGATTATATAGTTAATATCCTAATTACCTTATAGAAAGAGGGTTGTCAATCTATATCGTTCAGAAAATTGGACAAAAAAAAGTCATTACTTATTCAGTGAGACATAAGTAATGACAGCTCTAGAATTAGATTATAGCAAATAACGTATTATAACAACAGCAGGCAAGCTATTATAAGATAAAAATATAAGGAGGTAGTATGTTTACTTTAAGTAGAGAAAGCGAAATAGAAATCAAAGTAACTATACTTGAGTTGGTTTCTACATTTTTAGATAACTATGAAACTCACAAAAGTACATTGGGATTAATGTCACCTAAACAAGTACAAGAAGAGTTGCAAATAGGACGTAAAACTTTAACAGAATGGGAAAAAGCAGGTTTAAAAAGATACAAGCCACCTATAGTTGATAGTCGAAAGATTTACTACAAAAAAACTGATATTTTACAATTTTTGGGAGGGTATTATGGGAAATAGGAGAATGATGAGCAAAACAATCACAGCTTCACAACGTTTTTTAACTTTACCAATAGAAGCACAGGTTTTGTACTTCCATATGTTACAACATACTGATGATGATGGTATCACAGAGGCCTTCCCTCATCTCAGACTTTTGAGCTTGGGGGAGGATATCTTAGATTTACTTGAGAAGTCTCGCTTTATTAGGAAATTAAATAATGAACTGGTTTATTATGTGGTTGATTTCAGAGAGCAGAATAGTATTGATGGTAGAAGGTATCATCCAAGTATCTATCATAACCTCCTTGCAGAAACTGAGTGTTCAAGTTCTAACACTAACTCTGAAAAGTCATGTAACTTGCATAGCAATGACGTGGCTAATATAAATAAAGATAATAAAATTCAAAATAAGAGTAAGAAAAAGCAAGATGATACAAGTGAAACTAGTTTTAAGATAAAATTTAGTAATGCTAAATGAGTTTTCAAAACTAAAAACAATATATTTTATCTGTACCTTTATGTAGCTCTCATGTCTAAGCAGTAGAATTTATGAAAATAATAAACTACAGGTTGTGCAATGGTTCAAAATATAAACAGCTCTACTTATTTGATAGGTAGGGTTGTTATTTCATTATTGAATACTTCTAAAAAATTTTGCTTTGAGATGATTTGATACAGCTACAAGGAATTGTAGTTCTCTAACTATACCATGCATTTAATAGATAGTATTACATCTACGATAAATTTTCTTATGATAGTTTCTGTTCAAGTTATAATTATCATAAACAAATATAGATTGCTTTATTCATCTTACTTTTATCCTTTAGTTAATTATAATATCAGTGGAGTTAGAATAGGAACTTTTTTACATAATATTCTATTTATAGAACTTTTGTGCTATAATATTTCTGTCATATAAATCGAATTATTAGACAATACAAGATTATGCTATTGTTGAGAACTTTTATATTTTGATAGAATAGCATAATATGGCTTATATAAAAGGTTTTTAGTGTATGGTTGTATAAATTAATTTTGGAGGAATTTTAATTTGGCTTTAATTGATGTTGTAAAATACAATGGTGGTCCAAATGTATTTGCTTGGAAATTTCCAAGTGATGAGCTTAGTACCTTTACACAACTGATTGTGAATGAGTCTCAAGAAGCTATCTTAGTGAAAGATGGACAATTTGCAGACATTTTTAAAGCAGGAAGGTATAGACTGACAACAGCAAATATTCCAATTCTTAATAATATTATCAATCTTCCTTTTGGTGGAGAGTCACCATTTAAGGCAGAGGTTTGGTATGTTAATAAGGCTTATAGCCTAGATATTAAGTGGGGTACTCCTTCACCTATTCAACTACAAGACCCTAAATTTGGTATCTTTGCTCCAGTCAGAGCTAATGGTATTTTTGGTATTAGAATCACAGATTCAGAAAAGTTTTTAAGAAAATTTGTTGGAACGTTGTCGGTATTCAATGCTACGAATGTTACTAATTTTTTTAGAGGAGTTTATGTTACTAAAGTAAAGGATACTATTGCCTCATATCTTGTAAAGAAAAATGTTGGTATTTTGGAAATAAATGCTCATTTGAATGATTTGTCAAACTTCCTAAAGGCTGACCTTCATCCTTTCTTGGAGGACTACGGTATTAGTTTAATCAGTTTCTATATTAATGATATCAGTGTTCCAGAGATTGATGAAGGAGTTAAGCAATTAAAATCAGCGCTTTCAAAACGTGCCGAGATGAATCTTTTAGGATATGATTATCATCAAGAACGCTCATTTGATACATTGGAGGGTGCTGCTAAAAACACAGGTTCAGATGCAAGTTCTATTATGGGTGCAGGCTTAGGAATGGCAATGGGTGTAGGTCTTGGTGGAAATATGGTAAATAACTTTGCAAGCCTTTCTCAAACTCTCAATTCTCAGGTAGATAATCAAACGACTAAGAATTGTATTAGATGTCATACACCTTTACAAATTGAAGCTAAATTTTGCCTAGAATGTGGGCAAAAACAAGATTTATCATGTCCTCAATGTCAGCAAAAAGTTGAACTGGGAATGAAATTCTGTTCAAACTGTGGACAAAATCTACAAGGAGGATAAAAATGCTAGATGATTTGAAAAATAAAGTAACAGAAGTAACAGGTAATATGAAAGACTTGGGGCAGTCTCTTGGATTTAATCTTTTTTCTAAAGAAAAGGCAGATATGCTCTTAAAAGTTCAAAAAAAATATGAATCGAGAAATCTAAAAGGCATATTCGCAATTATTGGTGGTTTGATTATATTTTGGGGACTAAGTGTTTTAGCTATAGCATTTAATTGGATTACTATTCTTATAAGTATAGTATTTACTGTAGTTGGATTGGTATTGATAATTATTGAACTTACAAGAATGCCAATGTATAAACGTTTACCGAATTATTTTGCTTGTATTGCTGATAGTAAAAATGGTTCATTGGATGCTATTTCGGCATCACTTGGTTATCCATATGAGACTGTAGTTTCAGATATTGAATTTCTTATTAACCGAGGAATTTTGGAGAAGACATACATCAATCACTCTAGACGTCTAATTACTTCACCATTAATTGGAGAAGTAATTTTACAAGATGCAAGGCGCGTGCTCTGTCCTAACTGTGGTGCTACTAATGAGATTATTGGTCAAACAAAAGAATGTGATTTTTGTGGAACGGTATTGCAGTGAAACAATAGTTGTTATATCTCTTTTTTATGAATCATAACTATATATCTGAAAATTTTGTAGCTACCGTTATAACAACTTTGCAAATGAATTTTGGTAATCCTATCAATATCTAAAGAAAACAGTACCTTTACTAGTGTACTGTTTTTTACATGCTAATTTATGAAAGATTAGAGAGTTTGAGGATAATAGAAAAGATAAATAGGATGAGAAACAAAAAGTTACAAGCTATAGAAAATAAAACAAATCATGTTTTTTAGATTATATTTTGGTGGATTGCTGTGATATAATTAGCTTTATAGATAAAAGACGAGGACAAGTAATTGAAAAAAATTTCAATTTTTATAGATGATTCAGGAGTATTTCACTCCAACCATAATTATTTTGTTTATGCAGGTTTTTGTTTTATTTCTGATGAAGATAAGATATCTGCTAAAAAACGCTATCGTTCCCTTAATACTAAAATAAAACAGTCTAAAGGTATTGAGGGGGAACTAAAAGCTTCAAAAATTGAGAGGAAGCATAAAGATGCTCTTTTTAAGGTTCTCAAAGGTGAAATTAGCTTTTCTGTGACAGTGGAATTATCAAGTATTCAATCAAGTATAATGATGGATAAAAAATCACGTCAGCGCTTTAAGGACTATGCTCTCAAAAGAGTAGTAAAAAACTTATTTAAAAAATTAATAGAGCAAGAAATAATTAGTAAGAATGATGATATTGAACTGTTTGTGAACATTGACCAGCAAGGTTTTGCTACTAATGGTTTATACGGACTGGGAGATGGTATCTTAGAAGAATTGAAGTATGGTATCACTAATTTCAATTATGGAACATATTACCCTCCAATTTTAGAGGGAAAATTTATGGTTCATACTAAATCATGTGTATCTGAAAATGATTACTTAATACAGGCTGCAGATATCTTAGCTAATAGAATATGGAACTCTTATGAGAAACAGAAGAGTAAACTAAGGCGGATACCTAATCATATTTTTTTATATTTACCGTAGTTTTTGCTTGAAAAAGTAATAGGTATTGCGTATAATACAATTACAGGTATATGTACACTGTTCAAACATCTGAACTGTGATTAAAGCAATTAAGCGTATGTTAAGTACGTCGCACTCAGATGGGAAAGCACCGTGAGGTGCTTTTTTTGTTAATGAATTATTTAGGAACTTAACAATAAAAACATTGTAGCTGTAATGAAAAAGTTGATTCAATATATATTACTGGAATCCATAATTATAGGGTAAAATATCTACAAAAAAGCACCTAGAAAGGTACTGATTTCTTGCCTGCTAAACTCATTGAAATATGTCCAAATTTGTTCCCCTTTTTGTGGAACAACTAAGGAGCTTTAATGATTGTTAGGGTACTTATATTTGACATAAAAGCTTATGTAATAAGGATTAAGGACACCAAAGATGAATATAAGTAATCGTTTTTAAGTAATACAACAAAATGCTTTAATTTTAAGATTATTGTATCGAAAAGTCCGTTGTTATGGGCTTTTTTGTTTGTCTTAAATCATTGATTTCTAGGTTTGTTCAGTTATTTGTTCAGTTACAAGTTTCCTAAAGCCATTTCATAGAATGAGACGGCTTTTTTGTTTTCGAATATTAAAAAGACCCCTAGTCTGATACAAGTGACTAAGGGATTCGTAACATGATGATAGATGATTTTGAG